CCAGCGCCCCTGCACGGTAGACGCGACACCGGATGGTGTTGTCGCGACCGCGCTGGAGCGTTTCGTAGCCCAGCCGGGCGGTGTAGAGCGTGTCCGTGTACGCCATGGCTCACGCGCCCCAGACGTTGAACTGGCCACAGTAGCAGGAGTTCGAGGCGCTGGCGTTCGACCACGTCGCCTTAATGCTGAGGACGATGGCCGCGGTCGTATCGACGCTGGAGGTCGCCGCCGCGAAGGCGCGGGCCGCCTGTCCCGTGGCGTCGGCGTCGTTGCTGATGACGCTGCTGACCACGGTCGTCGAGCTCGCCTGAGCGTAGGCGTTCAGCTCGCCGTCGAAGATGGCGACGTCCCCGTTGGCCTGGTCGACCGCCGTCAGCGTCGCGATGGCGGTGGAGCCCAGGTACACCTTATAGAGCAGGGTATCAGTGCTGTTGCTGGCGGTCGTGAAGCACGCCGCGCGGAACTTGAGCACGTTCCCCGCCTTGAGGCTGTTGGCCGGGATGGTGTACGACGCAACCTCCGTCTCGGAGGCGGTGTTGGCGACGGCCGTTCCGGCGGCGGACTGGCTGTAGAGCAGATTCAGGTCAACGGACATGGCAACCTCGCGGGGTTCAGCGCTTCTTGTCGAGGCGCTCGTGAAGCTCACGGCTGGCTTTCTCGGCCAGCTTCTTGGCGTCGCTGCGGTCCATGCCCGGCGACTGCTCCCGGATGCGGCGCTCAAACGAGCGCGCCGAGTCCGTGGCGTTCTTGTGCTCGCTCACGCGGCCTCCATCGCGGCGGTGATGGCGTCGACCTGCGCCTTAAGCTGCTCGGCGCGGTGTTTTTGCTTGCCCTCGGCGGCGACCTCTTCAAGCTCGCGATTCTTGTCCGCAAACAGCGTTTCCAGGTGGTCGGGCCGCGGCTTGGGCAGCACGTCGCGCTCCATGAGGTCGCACAGCCACGCAGCGTACCCAGCCTCATCGCTGCGGATGGCCGAGCTCCCAGCCTGGAACTTTTCGAACCGCGTGTGGTGCAGGTTCGGGTGGACCATGTGCTTTAGCAGGTAGCTCGTGCCGGGGCCGTCCACGTCCCACGGAAGCACCGTCGCGCCGTTGCGGCGGAGCTCGTCGATGGCGTCGCCCGTCTGCAGGCTCTTGGTGCGCTCGTCAAAGCCCACCCCGTTGACGCCTGGGGTCAGCTTGAACTTGGACAGGCGCGGCACCACCTTGCCAGCGATGACGGTGTACGCGTTTGGCTGGTGAAACAGCAGAAACGGCGAGACCGCTTCCACCTTGGGCGGGTCCTCACGCCGGCGCGGCTCGACGTTGATGGACGGGGTGAATGGGGCCGACGAGGTCGGCTCTGGTTGCGCCGCCGGAGCGGCAATGTCCTTGGACGGACGTGGCATGTGCGTTCTCCTGGGGTTGGTAGATGAGCCCGACGATGGGAGCCCGGAGAACGCCGGAGGCGCCGCCGGGCTCACCTACGGAACCGTCAGGCGTCGGTGATGATGCTAACGCCGAGGCCGTCGAGGCCCTTGCTGACACCGAGGTAGCGGTGCGACACGAACGCGGTGGTCGCCGTGCGCGCCTCGCGGTCGCGCTCGAACAGCACCTTGCCGCCCACGATGAGCTGCTCAGACGAGCCGGTGACCGGAATGGAGCCATCGCCCCACAGCACCGCGCCATTCACGAACATGCCGCCCGCGCGGTCCGCGCCGGCGTTGGCCGTCGGGACGTAGGTGGAGCTGAACAGGTCCACGCCGAAGATGCGACCACGGAAGCCGCCGCCCCGGATGGGCAGCGCGGAGCCAGCATCCATCGACCACTGCACCGCGCCGCCGGACGACGCCGCAAAGCTCTGGCGGAGGTCCGCGAGCTGCTGCGGGTGGAGAACCGCCATGACGCCCCCGTCGGGGATGGCGCCGGCCGCGCCGACCTCGAGAAGGCCGATGGCCGTCAGGAAGTTGCTCACGCTCAGGTCAACGCCCGACGAGCCGGCGGTGGCGGTGAAGCCGTCCGTCACGTTGGCGATGAGGTCGGTCAGCTTCATGGCGCCGGAAACGACCGCGTCGAGCGCGAACCGCTGCGGAACGATGATGCCGGCCGAGTCGGTGAGCATGGCGAGGTCCGAGGCCTCGTACGCCTTGGAGTAGCGGACCACGGTCACCGTCGACGAACCGTCGGTAAAGGCGGTGTTCGGGACCTGCGAGCCGTCGGCGGTCTGGGCGAGCAGGTCGTACCCGTCGAGGCCAGCGTGCGGCACCTTGATGACGCTGGAGCCACGACCGGCGATGTCGCCGACGTAGCGGAGCGCCGGGTGGTTGGGCAGCGCATTGCGGTCCGCAATGAGCAGCAGGTATTCTTGGCTCAGGACCTCGGCGGTGCGAAGGTCCGCGATGCCAGCGTACAGGATTTCGTTCGCCATGTGTCACCTCAGGAGTAGGACTCACGCCCGCTCGCTGTTGTGACAGGGCGCGACCCTGGGGCTTTGCACCCGCGTACCACACGCGCGCCGGCGCTGTCAACCCTTGGCGTATGCGGCAGCCAGCCGGCGAGCCTCCGCCGCATCCTCGGCGCTCCCGCTTGCCTTCGCCTTGGCGTAGGCGGCCCGCACGGCCTCCGACGTGACCGCCGGCGCTCCGGCCGAGCGGCTGCCTGACGGGTCGGGCGGAGCGGGGCGGCGCGCCTCAGGCGCAGCAGCCGGTTCCGCCGGCTTGGCGAGGTACGCCAGCAGCGGCTTGGGCGCGGCGTCGGGGTTCTCGCGGAGCCCGGTGACCCACTCGGCGATACCGGGCCGGTCCTTCTCGGGCAGCTTGCCCCACAGCATGAGCGCCACCTCGGCGCCGTCGTCGTCGGTGATGCCGGCCCGGGTCAGGCCGAGCATCGCGTCACCCCGGGCGATGCGCGCTTCGAGCTCGGCCACCCGCCCGGCCTGCGCCTTGAGCGCCTCCAGCTCGCCCAGTTGCTTCTTGAGGTCTCGCCGCTCCGCATTAACGCGCTGGAACCGCTCATACGGGATGGTCTTGGGCGACTCGGCGCCGCCGAGGTCGTCCTCTTCTTCATCGTTCATGGTGCGTTCTCCTGGGGTTGGTTGGCTTGTGCCTCGGGCGACTGCGGGACGGCGACCGGCGACGCCTCGAACGCATAGCGGACGCGGTACGGCTCCGTCGGGGCTGGCAGTCCGAGGAGCGCGCCGACCCGGGCGGCGAGCGCCTCGTCACCGCGCCGGAAGTTTGGCGCGTAGCGTTGCTGGTCGGCCCGCTTGTTTTCCTGGTTGATGGCCAGCGCGAACCCCGACCTGGGGTCGCCCGCCACGCGTTGAGCGTCCGCGGGGGACAGCCCGGCCATGGCGTAGATGCGGCGCTCATACGCCAGGATGCTCTCAAGCATCTTGTCGGGGTCCGACGCCGCCTGCCACTGCCCGATCATCGGCTGCCCGGCATCCTCGATGCCCTCAAGGCTCAGTGCGGTAGACGGGTCGGTGACAATGGCCGCCTGCTGCGACGGGTTCAGCGTCCCGTCGAGCGCCGACGCCGCGCCGGAGGGTCGAGCGTTCAGGATGTACCGTTGCGGCCAGCTCGCGTTCTTCACGCAATGGCCGTAGAACGTGTACAACACGCCGAGCCTGAGCGTCCCCTCGACAAGCTCGACGCCCTCAAACGGGTCCCACATCTCGCAGGTTCGCGCCGCGTGGTAGACAACGTGCGGAACAAACGGCGTTCCGTCCGCATACCTCCACGGGTACGCATCGCCGGACGTCTCGGAAACGAGCTCGCGCGCTGCGTCGTACACGCGCCACACGCCGACGCCGTCAGAGACGGTGTACCGCTCGAACATCCACTTCCCGTTGCGGCTGACCGCCTCGACCAGGTCGTAAGGCTCGTCGGGCTCCATCGGCGAGCCGGTCGCCCAGACGAGGTCGGGGCTGACCGAGCGGAGCAGCAGCGCACCGGCTTCGTCAACGTGCGGCACCACCACCATCTCGCGCATGCCGATGCAGTCTCGCTGAACCCGCTGCATCAGTTGCCAGAATCCGGCGCTTTCCATCGCGGTGTTGATGGCGGCGTCGGAGAACTCGCCCGCCGCATCGTACAGCGTCGCAAGCGACGAGCACGACGCCCGAAACGGGTTTGCGCTGATGTCCGGGCGCCCCCAGGCCTTGCGCCGGATGTCGCCCACCTCAAGCTCGACCTGGCGCTCGAGGTCGCGCTCCCAGCGTCCGTACAGCATCCGTCGCCGGAGGCGGGTGTGGTCGACCCGCTGCGCGTCGTCCGTCGACCAAAGTGGGACATCGGGCAGCGGCGGGGGAGTCGTCGTCGAGTCAATCACCGGACCACCAGCGTAGCGGGTTGGGTGCGTTGTACCCTCGCGAAGATGTACGGCGCAAGGGCGTAGCGTAGCGCGTCAATGGGGTCCTTGTACTCGTCATCGGCCATGGTGTACTTGTCCAGCGCCTCGATTAGCCGCCTGCACCGTTGATGGACGGCAAACGCGCCAGGACGGTTCATGAGGTGAAACAGCCACTTCTCGCCGACCTCCACCGAGCCCGACCCGCGCCCCTCGCCGTGCTTGGCGGTGGCGATGCCCGGATACAGCGCGTCCGGGGCAACCCCGAGCTCGCGCGCGATGTGCGCCTGGAGGTCGCGGTTCGACTTCTTACCCTCCTTGCCTGGCATGTGAACGCGGTCGCCGTGCGCGCTCTTGAGGTCGCGGCGCCATGACCAGCCCTGGCGCGCCAGCATTGCGAGCACGCCCCGCGCGTCCTGCTGTGGCGAGGCGGTGCCGACGTCGTCGCAGTATTCGTCGAGCACAACCACCCCCGGCCCATCGGCGCGGCGGTACACGCCGACGAGGTAAGCAACCTGCTTCCCGGGCCGGTGACCGTGGTCGATGCCGATGTGGGGCTCGTAGTCATGGTCCGGGACAACCGCGATGACGTGCGCATCTGTGCCGGACGACCGAAACGGCGTGAAATACCGGTTCTCCATCCGCATCTCCCACTCGCCGTGCACGCGCACCGGCACCTCGTGGGGGATGGTCGAGGCAATGACATGGTCAATCCACGATTGGTCGCGGACTCGCCCGTCCTCTCCGACGATGGGCTCGGTCATGCCTTCGGGAATGAGCTCGTGCGCCTCAAGGCGAGCGTGGATGTCCTCAATCATCCCAGCCTCGCACGCCTCCCGAAGCCAACCGCACGGCGCGTTGACGGGCGTCAGCGACAGCAGCACCCAGCCGCCCTTGGCCAGTACGCGCTTTGACACTTCGCTGAACAGCGCGGACGTCTTCGGCGGTTCGTCGAACAACACTCCGTCAATAGACGCGCCGGCCAGCGACAACCCGCCTTGGTGGGTGGTTTTGAAGGCGATGATGGACCATGACCCGTCGACGCACCGGATACGCACCTTAGGGTGCTTGCCGCGAAAGCCCTCGGCGTCGCTAAACACCGTCGACGGGTGGAGCCTGTTTTTTGGAAGGAGCTTCCACAGTTTCTTCTGGATTTCGACAGACTGCGACCATGAAGCGCAGATAACCCAGTACGTGCCAGCCTTTTGCGGTACCGGACGGTATGGGTGCTCTCCGGTGGCGCAGTAGACAACCTCGGCGAGACCGCACGTTGTCTTGCCGACGCCCTGGTTGCCCGCTCGGAACAGCCGGACCTTTCGGCGCGAGCGCAACACACGAAGCTGAGACGGAAGCCAGCGAATCCACCGAAGCGGCTCGTTCTCTGCCATCCGAGCAAGCGCCGAAACCAGCGACGCCCCGGTCATCTCGCGACCGACAGCCGGGTGCGGCGCCGCTCGTCCACCGCTTGCGCCACGATGGCAAACGCCGATTCGGGCATGGACGCGATGGCCGCCGGAAGCGCCTCAAGGATGGCGTCGAGGTCGTCGAGCTTGTCGGTGCCTCGGTCCTTGCGGACCTTCGCCAGCTCGCGTGAGAGCTCGCTCTTGGCGCGGAACGCGGAGACCGCCGCCGTCATCGAGCCCGACTGCTTGCACTCGCGTACCAGCGCGCGGGCTTCTTTAATCAGGTTCTCCAGGACGTTTTCGTCAGGCGGCAAATCTGCCGCTTTCGGCCTGTTTTGTGTGCGAGCCACGTCGTTCTCCATGGCAGACGCCGAAAGTTTTGGCGGGTAGCGCGCGAAAGGCGAGGTGGC